CCAGCATTGACCATCGTTCCACGTTTGGGTGCTTTGCCGCATGTGAGGCGGTTTTTCCAGGTGGTTGGTTGGAGTCTTCCGAACAACTATCTTGTACATAACTCTTCCCTTAATAACCTTGCCCGTGGTGTATTGACTCGTGTTTTGCTTGTTAAAGGTAAACCGAGTCCTAAACCTTCACGGGAGGTGTATGGCAAGCGCTTGCATTATTTTCGCAAGGCGTTGTTGAAGTGTTTTAGTTCGACCACCCCTATCACTCGGCAAGACTTTGTTGAGTCTTATAAGGGTCGCAGGAGAACGCTTTATCAACGTGCCGCCGACTCATTGCTAACCAGCAGCATTTGTCGTCGTGACGCTACCATTAAGGCTTTCGTTAAAGCAGAATTTATCAATTCTGATGACAAGCCTGATCCTGATCCCCGTGTCATTTCTCCTAGGGATCCAAGGTACAATGTAGAGGTTGGGCGTTATCTTAAGCCTATTGAACACCGAATCTATGGAGCTATTGCGAAAATTTTTGGTGGTCCAACTGTTCTTAAGGGTTATAACGCCAAGCAGGTTGGTGAGATTTTTAGCGAAAAATGGGAACATTATCGTGACCCTGTAGCTATTGGCCTTGATGCTAGTCGTTTTGATCAACATGTTAGTGTGACAGCGTTGAAATGGGAACATTCCATTTATAATGGGATTTTCCGTTCCAAAGAACTGTCAAAGCTGCTTAAATGGCAACTCTATAACAAAGTTGTTGGTCACTGCCGCGATGGTAAACTTAAGTATGTGACTGAGGGTTGTCGTATGAGCGGTGATATGAACACCGCTCTTGGCAACTGTCTCATCATGTGTGCACTTGTTCATTGCTATCTTAAGTCTCGTGGCATCCGTGGTGATCTCGCCAATAATGGTGATGATTGCACGGTGATAATAGAGCGCAAGAATCTCACAAAGTTTCAGGATGGTTTATCTGAATGGTTCTTGGAGATGGGGTTCAATATGAAAATTGAATCTCCAGTATTTGATTTGGAGGGTATTGAGTTTTGTCAAACCCATCCAGTTTGGACACCTGACGGTTATATTATGGTCAGGAATTTTCCAAAAGCTATATCCAAGGATTGTTTGAGCTTGAAAGAATTATCGTCCTTGAGAGTGTGTAAATCATGGATTGATGCAGTTGGTCAAGGTGGTCTCAGCTTAACCGGTGGTATTCCTGTGTATCAAGATTTTTATTCTTCTTACATTCGGATTGCCGACAATATTGAGCTTCCAGCTGACCGTACTCGTCGTTCACGTAAGCGTCATAATTCCCCTGATGCTGAGTTGGTTGGTGGTTTGGCATGGTTGTCCAAAGGTATGTCTCTTACATACCGACCAATCCACCCTCGTACTCGACACTCTTTTTATCTGGCTTTTAATGTGACACCTGAGTTGCAGATGGCTATTGAATCTGTTTATCGTAGTGCCACGTTTTCTCCGTCAGTTAGGAACTTTGGTTGTCTTCGGCACCTTCCCCGGTGGTGCTGATCGGCCCAGCCCATGTACTTATAATTGGGTTTCATCTCTTAATCGGACCAAAACGTTCACGCGTTCTGCGTGGTAAATATTTACGTGCTAACCAAAATGCCGAGAGA